ACAAATGCTAAAGATTTAAAAGATATGATTATTGCTAAAGAATTACCATCAATATTATTAGAATTAACATTAGATATTACAAATAAATATATAAATTTTATTAATAATAGTTATAATTTTGCCATTTCAACTTCAAAAGTCGTTGAAGCTATTAATAATAATGTAAATATATATATCTTATCATCTTTATCAATAATAGCTCTGCTAAACACAATGATTGAATATGCTAATAATCATCTACAAGAAGCATGGACCATTATTTCACATAAGATAGTATTATTTGCGAGTTTATCATATTCATTAAATATTATTATAAGTTCATCGGCTATATTAAGTGAAAATGCTAATATTAATAATAATGAAGGAAAAAATACGGATGTATTAATAATTGGAAATAATATTAAATTATATCCAAATAAATCATTGATAATAGGATATGAAAATGATTATACAAGATGGTTAGAATTGATAAATGATATATCAAAAAAATCTGTTGCCTATTTCTTCAATTCTGAATATAATTCATGTATATCAAGTTTTAATTGCAGAGCCCAAAAATTTAAATCTTCTTTAAGTAGCTCAACATCATTAAAAACATCAACATCTATAGATATAAATTTAATAGATACATCTATTAAAAATTATGAAGATTCAATGTTTGATGGTGTATCATTAAAATTATCTCATATATATCATAGAAATAATAATTATGATGCAAATGCTAATTCAAATAATACAATATTTGAAATAGTAAATAAACAAAATTTAACAAATCCTTATTTTAGTATTTATAGTTATAATAATAATAATATTTTTAATATAGGTAAAGGCGATTTTTATAATGATAATAATAAATGTATTAGTGAAGATACGGTGGTTCATATTAATGAAAATACATTAAAACATTTATTAAAATTATCTAATCCTTCTACTAATCCAGTTACATTATCATTTGTAAATAATAATAGTAATAATTGGATTTTATCAATTACAAATAAATTTAATTTTATTTATAATACAAAAAATATTATTTCTATTAATCCTAATGGTGTTATTATTAATCCTTCTACTCCTACTGAAAATAATGATATTGCTTCTTTATATATAAATAATACTATAAATAATTCAGCATTAACATTAAATAATAATTACGAGACCATTAGAATTAATAGGAATATGAATAAAAATAATATGAATATTAGTTATAATAGTGATGGTATTATTTATTCAAGTATAAATCAAGAACTAGAAGATAAATTTGATTTTTCAAAAGTATCATTTGAAGTTAATGAAAAAATATTATTAGAAGATATTATATATACATTATCTAATGTTAATGTTAGTTTTAATAATATTAATGTAAATAATAATTTTAAAGTAAGTATTAATGATAAAGGTAGTGGTAATAATTATGTATATATATTACCAGATATTAGATTTAATGATTCTAATATAAGTTATGAAAATAATGCTACTAAAATAGAAGTAATTAATTTTAAAATAGAAGAAACAGGACCAATATTATTTACAATTAAATATGTAATACCTAACCATATAACTAATTTTAGTTCATCTTTAACAGAATATGGTGGAAGTACTTTTGATTATTATATAACAACTGAAGTACTAGAAACAGGAATACCTGATGAAAAATATGAAACAATTGAATTAAATTATGAGATAGGAGTTTATAAAATAACAAATAGTATTAAATTTTATAAATATGGAACATTTATAAATGAAACTTTAGATATTACTATTAAAGATTATTATTATACAATTGTAAGACCAAATAATATTGTTCCTAAAAGTATATATAATAATAATCATACAAATACTATTTCAAAAGAAATTACAAATAATATAATAAATATTACTAATAAATTAAATTATTTATCAATTATTTCTGATAAATTTGAAAAAACTTATACAGAACCTGAAATTACAAGACTTTATCCAGTTTCAATATTTGATAAAGATTATAATATAGAAATTGAAATAAATGTAATTGATAAATATGATGTATATTTTACTGATGGAAATGAATCAACAGAAATTGAATATATAAATGTAAATGCAAAATTACCAACAATAAAACAGAAAAATATTTATAATAATTATCATAATATTTATAGTTATACTGACGATTATGAAATTTATTTTAATACAAAAAAATTATTAAATATTGATAATACAGGCACTTTAACAACAAATGGAAATATACATACAAATAATATTTATTTAAAAGGTGATATATATAATTCACAAGGTATATCATTATATGATAATATATTATCACTTATTAATAATATAACAAATGAAGCTAATTATGAATTAAATTCTAAAAATATTATTTTAAATCCAGCGATTGGTTTAAATGATTATTATAAAGGTGGAGTATTAATTAATGGAACAACTATTAATGAAAAAAATAATAATTTATTTCAAATTAATAATTATTTAACAAATGATAATTTTATAACTTTAAATTCATGCACTGAAAAATCATATATTCATTTTAATAATAAAATAATAGGACCAAGAAACATTCAAATAAATTCAATCTATAGATTAGGTAGTGAAAATAATATTTTTGGTATTTGGAAATATAAAACATTATCTAATTATAATGAAAATTATTATATTGATACAACTATACAAAATAATTGTGATAAAGTTTTTGATATTGTTCCAATAAATGGTACAAATACTTTTAATTTAAATATGAATGGAAATTTAAATGGAACTTTAAATACAAATTCAGATATTAGATTAAAAACAGATATTAAAAGAATTGAAAATGCATTAGATAAAATAATGACATTACAAGGTATAACATATATATCTGTTGAAAATAAAAATAAAGAACAAAATAGAAAAACAGGATTAATAGCTCAAGAAGTTAATCAAGTATTACCAGAAGCAACTTCTATAAATAGTGATGGATTTTATAGTATATCATATGGTAATTTAGCAGGATTAATAATAGAAGCAATAAAAGAATTAAAAACAGAAATTAATGAATTAAAATCAAGAATTACTTAATTCCTAATATTCTTTTAATTGTATTAAAAGTTTTTTGATTAAATTCTGTTTTACCATTTTCAATATTTGTAATAAAATCATTATTTAAAGAACTGCTTATTTTTTGTGCTAATTGTTTTTGTGTTAATCCTAAAGCAGTTCTTCCACCTTTAATAATATCTATTTGTTCCTGTGAATATTTGATAATACGATGTGCTTCATTATCATCTTCAATATTAGGTTTATTGATATGAATATTTGATTTATTGATAGTTGATGTAGAATTGTTATTATGAGTTTTAGTTTTTGTTAAAACTACTGGTTTAAAATCCTGATAAACTTTCCAATAATCACCCATAATTTATATAATTCCCTTTATTATAATAATTATCATTTTTTTTTAATTGGAAAAAATGATATAAACATATGATATATATATTACAAATAAAATAAATGGCAGTAAAACAAATTATCGATCGCTTTGTTAATTCAGTTGATGTAAATAATAATTATACAACTGTTGAATTAGTCAAACTTCTTAAAGAAGCGGCAAAAAATAATAAAAGTAAATCAACAGATGCATCAGGAGAACCAAAAGTTAAAAAACCTCCTTCTGCTTATAATCTTTTTATCAAGGAACAAATGGAACTTCTAAAGTCTGATGGATGTAGTCCAAAAGATCGTATGCGTAAAGCTACTGAAAAATGGAAAGAGGCAAAAGAGAAAAAAGCAGAAGATCCAAAAGTTGAAGATGATACTTCAACTGATGAATAATTTTTTTTTAATTTCTTTTTTTTAATTCGTGCTAAGAACTTCACGAACTTTCATAAGTGCTTTTCCTAACCTATTAGTACCTTCCCATTTTTCAGGAATAGTATTAAGAGTATTAGTAATATTAAGACCATTACCCCAAATTTTATCATAAGGAGAACATTCAACAATGATTTTATTTCCTGTTCTTAGTAATTTTTGTTTTAATTCCAAATTTTGAGAGAATTTAGCAAGATTAGCTTGAAATACAATTTCATCTGCAACTTTATTCCATTCATTTTCATCAAAATTTTTAACTAGTCTTCCCAATGACTTATGTTCTTTAGGTTCAGTAGTTGTCATAATTAATTTATATGTTTCTTCATCATTGAAGAATTTAGCTTTCTGTGCCATCATATATTGTTCGCAACAATTATAAGTTATATTATCAATAGTGAAAGAACTTATAAACCATTGAGAAGGATAATTTGATTTGAAATAAACTCCATACTCATTCTCAAAAAACTTTTCATTATGTTCTTGCATTTTTTCTTATAAAACTCTTAATTATTTTTATTAAAGATTGAAATCATTTTTTTAATCTTTTTCTTATAAAAAATGATATATTTATTATTATTATTATTATAAATGACTAAACCTATTTTAAAATGGGTAGGAGGAAAAACACAAATTATAGATAAAATTATTAATAATTTTCCAAAAGAAATAAATAATTATCACGAAATATTTTTAGGTGGAGGAAGTGTATTATTATCATTCCTTTCATATATTAAGAATGGAAATATAAAAATAAATGGTGATATATATGCTTATGATATAAATGAACCATTGATATATATGTATAAAAATATTCAACAACGACATAATGAATTATTTAATTATTTAGAAAATATAATTTCAGAATTTAATAAATGTAATAATAAAGAAATTAATAGAACTCCTGAAAATTTAGAAGAAGCAATGAAAAATAAAGAAAATTATTATTATTGGATAAGAAATATTTATAATAAATTATCAAATGATGAAAGAAATGATATTATAGGTTCATCAATGTTTATATTTCTCAATAAAACTTGTTTTAGAGGCATATTTAGAATGGGTCCAAATGGATTTAATGTACCATATGGTAATTATAAAAATCCTGAAATTATAAATAAAAATCATTTAGAAGAAATTCATCATTTAATTCAAAATGTTAAATTTGAATGTTGTGATTTTTCTATATCTCTTAATAAGATTGATGAAAATGATTTTATATATCTAGATCCTCCATATGCACCTGAAATAAGTACATCATTTGTTGGATATACTAAATCAGGATTTACTTTAGAACAACATAAAAATTTATTTGAATTAATTCATAAATTATCAAATGAAAATAAAAAAATAATGTTAAGTAATGCCGATGTTAAATTAGTTAGAGATTATTTTGATGATAATGATAATGATAATAAGAATGATAATAAGAATGAGAATAAGAATGACAAATATAAGATTATAGAAATTGTATGTAAAAGGACAATAAATTCTAAAAATCCAAATGCAAAAGCAAATGAAGTTATTATAATGAATTATTAATATTTTTTCTTCATAAAAAAATGATAATTATTATTGATTATTAATAATAATAACGATAAATAATGACTGATAAAACAAAAATGAATAAATATGATATTATTAATTCTATTAATATTCATTATTATAAAAAAGGTATTTCTTGCGGTAATATTTATAAATTATCAAAAGAAAAATTATTAACTATTCTTATTGATAATGATATTGAATATATATCAAAAGAACAATTAAAAGAGGATATTATTAATATTGAAACTTATAATAATTTAAGAGATGTTATTTATTGTAATTTTATTAAATATGAAAATATACCATATGAAGTAATTTCAAATATTACTATCTCAACTACTATTGAAGAATTAACAGAAATTATAAATAAATATGATTTAAAGAATGAGAAAAACTTTCAAAATGATAAAGAACTTATTCTAAGTTTATATAAATCTTATAATAATTATTGTAAATCTTCTTCTATTCCTAATAAATGTATCTATATCACTCTTCCTAATATTATAAAATCACTTAAAGATATTATTTAAATCTCCTTAAATGTTTTTATGAATAATGCGGAAGTAATTTTAGTATCAATAATAGGTTTAGGATAATTAATATTAGGATATTGTTTTTGTTCCCAATTTAATATAATTTTATTAGAAACTTCTCTTAATTCTGGAACCCATAATTTTATATATTCACAATCTTTATCAAATCTCTTCATTTGTAATGTTGGAGAAAATATGCGAAAATATGGTTGACTATCTGTACCAGTTGATGCACACCACTGCCAGCCACCATTATTTGAAGATGGGTCATAATCAACAAGAGATTTAGCAAAATATTCTTCACCTTTACGCCAATCAATTAATAAATTTTTAACTAAAAATGATGCTACAACCATACGACATCTATTGTGCATCCACCCTGTTATTTTTAATTGTCTCATTGCAGCATCTATTAATGGGAAACCAGTTATACCATTAACCCATTTATTAAATAATTCTTCATTATTATTCCATTTAACATTTTCATATTTCTTATTAAAAGATGTTTCAAATATATATGGAAAATAAAAAGTTATAATTGCATAAAAATCGTGCCAAAACAATTCTCTTATTATTCCATGATTTAATGGTAATGAATAATATATCTCTCTAATACTAATACAACCGAATTTAATATAAGCACTTAATTTTGTAGTTCTATTTAAATATGGATAATCTCTTTCTTCATCATAATTATTAAAATAACCCTTCTTCAATTTATCCAAAATTTCTAATGCTTTTATTCTTCCACCATTTACTAATATTTGATTATTTGCAATAGGTCTTAAGAAATTAAAATCTTTTAAGTTTTTTGAATTATTATCTTTTATAAATTTAAATTTTGTATTTATTAATAATGATTCAGGTTTTTTTAAAATAGCTTTCTTATAAAATGGCGTAAATTTTAAATAAGGTTCATTATTATCTTTAAGAATACTTTTTATAGGATTTAATGTATAATCCTCAAATGCTATTATTTCAATCTTATTTTTATTTGCCCAATTATTAATATCATTATCTCTTTTTTTAGCATAAGGCGTATAATCCTTATTATAGGCAATTATATCAAATCTATTTTTTTTATATATTTCTTCAATAATAGTTATATCATTTGTATCAGTATAATAAAAATTAAGAAATGATAATTCTTCTAATGATTCAAATAAAAATTGTGCTGAATTTTTAGAATAATATTTATTAACTTTCTCATCTATTTGTTTTTTATTAAATATGAATATTGGTATAATTTCAATCTTTGGATATTTAATAACTATCTTATTTAATGTTGTATTATCATATATTCTCAAATCCCTTCTAAATATAAATAATGCCTTCATTATATTTATAATAATATATAACTATATATATAATAATTATAAATAAATGATACAATTATTAGCATTTGATATTGGTATTAAAAATATGGCATATTGTTTCTCTATTTGTAATAATGATGAATTTAATGTAATGAATATAAATAAAGTAGATTTAAATTCTAAAAAAAATAATATTCAAAATATTATTGATAATACTATTGAATTTTTAGATGATATTATGAATTCCTTAAATATTGATATTAATTCAAAAATAATAATTCTTATTGAATGTCAAATGACTTCAATAATGAGAACTATTCAAACCTGTATAAATACTTATTTTAAAGTTATAAGTAAACATCAAAATATAGATATAGATACTATTTATGTATCACCTAAACATAAACTAAAAATTATGGATATATATCCAGATACTGTTATTAATGATAAATATAAACAAAATAAATTAGATTCAATATTTTATACAACTCATTTATTAACATCTACATTTAAAGATGATAAAACCTTAGAAATTATAAATTCATTCAAAAAAAAAGATGATTTATGTGATGCATTCTTAATGTGTATATATTATTATTCAAATATATATTCAAAAAAATAAAATTATTTATATTATATAGATTATTTATTATAATATGGCAACAGATGATTCTAATACTATAACAACAGGAAATATTGTAGGTGGCATATTTAGTTTAATATTTACTCTTATATGGTTTATTGCAGCTGTAACTGGATTTATAATGTCTATTATATGTTTATCATATGATGGTACAACTGGTTCTAAAATTGCTGGATTTTTATTAGCAATATTTGTAGGTCCTTTCTATTGGTTATATTATATATATAGAAAAACTTATTGTACTAATAATAATTATTATCCTCAGTAAATAATAGATAAATAAATAAAATGATTTTAGTATTGTTATATCTTATATGGGTAATTTCAGCATTAGCTGCATTTGTTACTTCTATTGTTTGTCTTGGATATAATGGGTCCGGTGGTGCTAAAGCAGCAGGATTTTTATTAGCATTATTTTTTGGTCCGTTTTATTGGTTATATTATATGTATAGTGTTAATTATTGTACTAATTAATAATTATTAGCTATTTTTATCAATTGTTGAATAATATCAGGTGTATATTCAGTAATCTTATTAGTTTCTATTGCATCTGCTAAAATTATCCAGAATTTATCATTCTTATATTTATTATTTTGTTTATTTATTTTTATTAATGTTTTATATAACCATTTATATAATCTTAATTTATTTTTTATACTACAATCATTATGATTATAAGGACAACTCATACCATTAATAATATCATTATTAATATAATCGGGTATAAATGCTTTTGTATCATTAAATAATGTATAATTATATTCTTTACATTGAATATGAAATTTATTATAATTTATATATACATTTGAATCATCTATGATTATTATATCACTATCCTTAGCATTTTTAATTTTAGGTAATATTTTACTTATTGATTTTTTATATAAAATATCTGTTTTATCTTTTGTATATTTATTATTCATAATACAATAATTTCTCGCAAATATAGGACGATTAAATTTAATATTATTTTCTTTTTCTATAAGTTTAATTTGAAAATTCGCCCAATTATAACTTGATGCTGTATATATATAAAATGATACATTATTATTATATATTTCACGCATCTTATTTATAAAATAAATGAAATATGGACGAACTAATTTAACCTTCTCATTATATTGAGGTGATAATATTTTCTTTATATTTATTTTTGGACCATTATATGATTTCATTAATTCAACTTTATTAAATAATTCTAATTGATATATACAATTACCTATTAAAGTTCTATCTAAATCAATTATGAATATATATTTTTTCATATTTATCTGTATAATAATTTTATTTTATTTATATTGATATAATAGAAAATATATGTCTTACAATAAAGAAAATTGTAATAAATGGCACATCAACCCATTAATTAATCCATTTTCTAATAGACCTATTAAAAAAGATGGACCTATTTATAAAACCTTTCAAAAAGAATGTGCGAATATTTTAAAAATTTCTCCAAAAAAAAATATTAAAATTAATAAAAATCCTATTTATAATACTGATAATTGTAATAAATGGCACACTAACCCTTTAATTAATCCATTTTCTAATAAACCTATAAAAAAAGATGGACCTATTTATAAAACCTTTCAAAAAGAATGTACAAATATTCTAAAATTATCATCAAAAATTAAATCATATAATACTGATACTGATTTATGCAAGAAATGGATTAATAATAAATTAATTAATCCTAAAACTAATAAACCTATTAAACTAAATGGACCAATTTATAAACAATATTTATTAAAATGTGCTAAATTATTAGTTTCAACAAAATCTCATAAATCTTTATCTTCTTCAAGTGATGAAAAACCTAAATCTTTATCTTCATCAAATGATAAAAAATCTAAATCTTCATCTTCTTCTAATGATAAAAAATTTAAATCTTTATCTTCTTCTAATGATAAAAAATCTAAATCTTCATCTTCTTCAAGTGATAAAAAACCTAAATCTTCATCTTCTTCAAATGATAAAAAATCTAAATCTTCATCTTCTTCAAGTGATGAAAAACCTAAATCTTCATCTTCTTCAAGATATGAAACACCTAAATCTTCATCTTCTTCAAGTGATAAAAAACCTAAATCTTCATCTTCTTCAATAGATGAAAAACCTAAATCTTCATCTTCTTCAAATGATAAAAAACCTTCATCTTCTTCAAATGATAAAAAATCTTCATCTTCTTCAAATGATAAAAAATCTTCATCTTCATCTTCTTCAAGTGATAAAAAATCTAAATCTTCATCTTCTTCAATAGATGAAAAATCTAAATCTTCATCTTCTTCAAGTGATAAAAAATCTAAATCTTCATCTTCTTCAAGTGATAAAAAATCTAAATCTTCATCTTCTTCAATAGATGAAAAACCTAAATCTTCATCTTCTTCAATAGATGAAAAACCTAAATCTTCATCTTCTTCAAGTGATAAAAAACCTAAATCTTCATCTTCTTCAAATGATAAAAAATCTTCTTCAAGATATGAAACACCTAAAAT